AGGCACCCACCGGGTTTCTTTCTCTTGGACGCGCTCCTGCGCCGCATAGCCGCTCGCTCCGACCACGATCAGCGTCTCCACGTCGTCCCCAAAGCTCGTAGTCGAAGCCCCATCCAGACCATTGAGAGAATGAAGCCGGGTGTACCACACCCGCACCACATCGCCAGTCCGAGGCTCGTTGCCATCCTCGATCCACAAGATATCACCCGACCATAGCTCGAAATTGCGCCAGTTCGGAGGGTAGACAGGGTCGTCGGAATCATAGCCCCACCACACTCGCTGCACCTGCAGGTAATCCGTGATGGACGAGATGTCTACCTCCCGCCCATCGGCAGCCAACGTGATCGTGTCGATCACCCGCTCAGGATCGACCTCGGAACACCTGTGGAGGGCCAGCCGGATTGCCTCGTCGAGGTCATCCTGACCATAAGCATAAGCGTATCGCTGCCAGGCCGGAGGTCGCAGCCTCACCCCGTAGCGAAAGTTCTTTCCTTGCACCTTCGCCCAGTCCGAGAGCCTTTCAACCACATCCTTGTCGACGTTCAGGCTCTCGCTCAGCTCAATCGCCCGCGACTGCGCCGCGAAATGCGCTCCCCCCACCACGATGTAAGTAATATCTTCGGCCGGGATCGTCGTCGCCGTCGCAGAGTCCAAATCCTCGATCGTGTGCGGCTTGGTGTACCAGATGCGCACCGTGTCGCCACTGGAGGGCTCGTCCGCGTCGTTAATGTAGAGTAACGAGCCCGACCATACCTGGGATTGCCGCCAATTAGGAGGGTAGCCCGGTGTAGTGCTGTCATAATCCCACCATACCCGCTCCACCCGCAACAGATCCGAGAGCGACGAGATATCGATCTCACGGCCATCGCCGGACAACTCGATGGTCCCGATTGCATGGTTGGGATTCCGCCGGCCATATTGTTCCAACGCCTTGCGGAGAGCCTCGTCTACATCATCCGTGCTCCATCGCTCGTTACTCGAGTCCTGTAGCGTCGTCTCTACCCGATCCCGCAGCTCCGACAGCGTAGCCGAGGACGCCGTCACCACCAGCGGCTCGACGACACCACTGGCCCCCTCGAGTTGAACTCGCACCCGCGCCCGGATGCCAGACAGCGTCGCCGCCCCTGCACCGGTCGCCGTCGTCCCCGATAAACTCCACTCAGTCACTTAAGCCCTCGCAAACACGCCGCGTTTGGTGACAAAACAACCCGCCCGGGCAACCACCATTGTCACCACTCTTTGATCATTTATCACCCCTGGTCCTTTGGCCCAGGGACAAAGGGTTTGATCATTTTTCATTTCCCTAGCTCACCGTCTTTGTCTGCGGATTGTCAAAGTTTACTCCGCTCTTTTCCGCCCACACGTAATAAGTCCCCTCGTCCAGATAAAAGGTCTCCTGGCCCAGGTCATCCGTAGTGCCAGAACACACCAGGTTGTCACCTGCCAGATCCGTCGTGACCCACACGTTGGCATTGGCCACCGGATCACTGCCCTCGTCCGTGATCGTGAGCGGAACCGTGACCGCACCTGCGATAGCGGCCCCACCCGGCGGCCCTTGCGCCAACGCCGCCTCGGTGAAGCGGTACGTCCCTCCACTCTCCTCGGTGAGGTCGTTGACCACATTCCCCACTGTGTCCTCGGTATCGTGGGCAGCAAGCGCCTCGTCCCAAACCGCATCGGCGATGACCGCCGCCGTCACTGCACAGATCGTATCGATCAGTAAGTCCAGCCGGCCACCGTCTGCCCAATCGGTCTGTAGCTCGTTCGTGTCAGCGAGAATTGTAGCCAGGTCGGTATCCATCAACTCTCCGGCAGTATCAGCAGTGTTGTGAGCAGCCACAATGTCCTCATCCCACACAGCATCAGCTATGGTCGCCGCCGTCGGATCGTTCAGCGCCGCAATCTTGCCGGGAATGTCGTCGATTTGGAGTTCGTCCGCGTCTGCCAGAATAGCGTCGACGTCGGTCCACAGTTGTTGGCCGGCCTTGCCCGCGCTGACGTGACCGGTGTTAAGCTCGTCCCACACCGCGTCCGCAATAGTCGCCGCGGTCGGATCGTTGATACTGGCACTGATAGTATTTACATCCACCTCGGCCTCGATTTGAAAGTTATGGTGCGTGGTGCCAGGGTCCAAATCAACCGTAGCCGAGACGTAGATGGTGTAGCACTTTCCCTTTTCAAAGTCGTTGGTCGCCGTGAGTTGGATGCGCTCACTGTAGAAACCAACCGTGCCGGCATCGTCCAACAGCGACATGGTGCCGGTCAGGATCGGCGTGCCCGTCTCGTCCTTGTAGATACGGTACGCCGGCACGGCATCCGCATCCGTCGCGACACCCGTGTCCGGATCGTGGGTGTTGCAGCAGAATGTTAGATAGTCATCGATCTTCCAGGAGCCAAGATAGGACACAATTACCTCTGCTCAGAGCGAATCGTCAAATCCGCGTTGCTCGACGGGGATCTGGCGATCCCCCTGGAGCAAGGTTGGTCTTTACTCAAAGTTGGAGGCCGGTTGCCAGATCCAGGCCCACACCCTACCGCTCGGCCTGGATCGCCAGATCCAGGCCCGACCCTACCTCACAACCTGACCACCAAACACCACAGAATGCACTCCGTTCATAGCAAAGATGGGCATAGCGATACCGGCCGCCGCCGGCACCAACAGCCGCGGTGCCGGATAGATCATCGGCGGGTGAGCCGCCACCACCGTACCACTGGCCACCAACGTGTAACCACCGACCCGATCGGTCAAACTGCTACGAACCAACGGCCAGTACGCCTCCAACGATTGAGGCCTGACAAACAGCGGCGAGTAACCCGCTGCCAGAATCGCCCCCTCCGCGTCGGTCAACGCTGCACTCCAGACCGCAGCCTCGGCTATCAGGCCGGAGAAATGCTTGCCTGGCGACGCGTCGCCGTATCGCCCAATAGAGACACGATCCTCCAACATATTCACATTGTCAGCGGCAGCAGTCGCTTTGCTGCCCCCGTCGATGTACACCGATGCAGTGCCGGGGTCGGCCGGCAAACACGCCAGAGCATGGTGCCACGTGTTCACCGTGGCCCCGGTCGTGGTGGCCGTAAAAGTCTGTCCGCCTGCATCGCGAGTCTCCACCCGGACCGGGTCGCCCACCACGTCACCGCCGAACTGCAGACACGTGTATGTGATCGCCCACTCCCTCTCACCGAGCCACATCAAGCCCATGTCCGCGCTGACGGCGTCGGCACGAAACCAGCAAGCCATGCTGAAGGGCTTGCCGGTCGCCGGGGCCTGGTCTATCTCCAGGTATTCGCTCGAGCCATCGTCGAACAGCCGCGCCAACTATGTCTCCTTTAGCTCGACAAACACAACCTCTGCATCACCGGCCATATCGTCGTTGGTCGCGTCCTGGGCATCGCGCATCAGGAGAAGATAAAACAACTCGCCCGCCGCTACGCTGTCCATCTGCGCTCCATCGGTGTGGACTATCGTGAAATAGTCCACTTCCCCCGACGCAGAGGCTACATCGACCGCCTGGTTGCTCTGAGGCGTGGCATAGTTCTTCACGTCCAGATCGTCAGCATCGTCGGTCACAGACTTGAAAAACGTCTTCCAGGATGTATCGTTTGTGGTCGCGCTCGAGGCCATCCACCCGATCGTGACGGTTACGCCACCTCCGCCATAATGACGGGGCATGAAGCCCTGGAAGCTGGCCAGCTCGTTCACCGTCGCATCGAAATCTAAAACGGGCGCGTTGTTCCTGACGTCCAACGTAGCGCAACAGGCCACAGGCACACTGGTCAGTGTGCCGTGATTGCCCGGAGTAGTCGTGTCTGCCGTGAAATTCTCGCCAGACGACCAGGCCGTGCCGTCCCAATTCGAGAGGAGCATGTACCCGGCCGCGTCTCCGCCGCCCCACGTCCCACCCTCGAGCGACAGAAACTCCAGCCGTGCATTCGCATCACTGGTATCGCCCCAGATGACGGCCGTTCCGTCGCCGTCGGCCGTCGGCTCAGCAGAGCCGCCGGTGAAAGCGACCCACAACCAGTCTGGGGGAAAATTGTGCAACGGGAAAAACACACAAAGAGTATCACCACTACCCATCAATCCACCTCCCCATAACCTGGCTCGAACGTTTCGGGGAACTCTGCCACTCGCAACGAGAACGACTCGCGTAGCTTCTCAAAGTACTCAGGATCCGCAGGGAGATTACCCTCCCTCACCTGTGAGATCAGCAGGTCAAAGATGCCATCGACGATATTCCGCGGCTCGATCATCAGTCCACCTCCCCAAACACTCGACGCAACAACGCCGCATCAACTCGCGCCAACGCCACAGCACAAAAAAGCAATGCCT